GGACTGGGCGGATGCCCGGGCCCCGGACAAACAGGACTGGCTGGAGATCCACGCAAAAAGTATAGGTTTTCTGGGGAGTTTGGGAGTTTTGAACTTGCACAGGAACCTGCTGCGCCCCGGGCATCCAGACAGGGATCACGAAAAAATGGCTGATTAGTTATGTTTATTGGGGAGTTTGGGAGTTTGAAGCACTCTTCCCTGGGCGCCCCGGTAGACAGGATGGACTTATCCACAGGTTATCCACAGGTTATACACATTGGGGAGTTTGGGAGTTTGCGACAATTTGCCGCAGGTCGAGGTCCTCGAGCCTTCCCTCGTATAACCCGGGCACTTGGTCCACGGTCTTTTGGCCGAGGTGCTCGGTCCATTCGCCGTGAAACAGTTTGACCTTGTTGTCCTTGAGCCCCCCAACCAGGATATAAACTGGAGCACCGTGAATGTAATGGATCGTATTCCATGCCCTTTGGAAGACTGAAAACTTTATCTTTTTATTAGGCTGTATTATCTTCAGCTCAACAGTGAAGAATCCTGTAACATTGTGAAATATTACGCAATCCGGGAATCCGGGAGTAACATAGCTTTCAAGGCGTGAAACAATATAGTCACCACTTTTTAATAACTTCCTGAAACTCTTCCAAAGCCTTGTTTCCGGCTTTACGGTCATACTTCGTTTTGTCTTTTACTATCTTCTGCTTGTACTGGGGTGATGTCCTTAAGTCCCTCGCTACCGGATTTCTCTTCGACCGAAAGGACAGTTTTATCTCCCTCTTTTTTAAATTTTCCATCCAATCCCAACTCCTTCAGTTGTTTTAAAACGTCTTCACGGGACATAGAATCAATACTTCCTGTCCTGATTTCTTTGCGGTCAATGTACAGTCCCGCAGCCTGCCCTCGCAGGCGCTCAGCATTAACAGCAGCACTAAAAGACTTTTCCACCAGTGACTTCTCACGAAGCCTTGCCAACTCCTGTACGTGCTTCTGTAACTTGACTTCATGTGTTTTCTCCAGTTCAGCCCTTCGCTTGAGAACCGCGTCCACCACCTTTGGGTATCTCTTGCCGTTCAGCAACTGGGAAGAGGTAACGTTGGCTGACGCCTCCGAGTATCCTGCCTGTCTTGCGCATTCCGTTGGAGTCAAACGACCCTCGTTCTCGGCGTAGATCTTGACAAACACACGCTGCTTATCAGTGAGCCCGTCACTCCGAATTGGGTGTTTTAGGGCCCCTCCGCTCTGCCTTGTTTTTGCCACAATGGTGGCACCACTGGTGTCACCTCTCAGCCTTTCATCGACCATCGAATTCCCCGCTCTATAGTTGAGTTTTTACTCATTTGTTTTATTATTTGTAACAAAAGTTGCTTGCGTCGTTTAGAGTAGTGCCACCTTGGTGCCACCATATAAACGATTGATTTATAAAGGTTAATCAGGAAAGGTGGCACGGTGGCACCATATCCCGGTCTTTTTAAAAATAAAAAAAACATTTTAGCAAAATATACACTATAGGGACCACATTACAAGATGAAAAGTGACCGATTTGCGCCATTCCGTTTTCCTATCCAGTGTCGCCTTATCAATTGGTGAATCAGGGCATGTATTGGAGCCTTGGACCGCGATCCATTAAGCTGCTTCAGTTCCTCGTAGGACGGCGAGTGCCTGTTCGCCTTTATGAAGTCCTTGATGATGTTATAAAGCTTCTTCTGCTTGGGTGTAAGCCCCTCCCTAGACTGTGTATTTTTCTCCTGTGCTTCCATTGATGTATACCTCCTTCTTGCGGCTTGGGAATTCATCGTATCCTTTCGCGTTTGGGTGTCCGTGATAATCCTTCCTTACCTTAGCATACATTTCGTTTGGACCCAACTCCTGAATTGTTTCGGGCGTGATTGAGTCGTACAGCTCACGCTGCAGCTTTTTTTCCTCCGCGTTCAGTTTCTTTGGTCTGTAGTTGTTGTACCCAAGCTTGGCCCACGTTATCCTGATCCCAGGAGGTGGCCTGTTCAGCGTCACGCCGGCCCTGTTCTGGTGCGACCCCGTCCACGTTCCTGGGGCGTAGTGCTTGTCCATCACGTAGTTGTAGCAGTCCTCGTTGGATCCGAACTGAACAATCTCCTTGCTCAGCAGCTCGGCGTCCTTCCACACGTTAATCTCGTATTTGTCCATAGCTCACTTCCAGATATTCTATTTTCTTCACCCAACCCTTCGGGATTGTTATGTACCGTCCGCCTTCCTTGTCCTCTTCCTTTGTCTCCTGCGGATCGGCGCACCAGGATCCCATGATGGTGACCCTGAGGTCATCATCCCTGATCATCCATCCAATGTCAATGCACGTTGCCAGCTTGGCGTCGCGCATTTTCCCAAGGGGCACCCATCCGGTGTCACCGTCCATGGCGTCCATCCACGTGATGCGCACCATCGGCCAGCAGTCCGGATATTTACTCGATGGTAAACTGCTCTTCCGTTCCGTCTTCTCTTCGCTCGAATTTTGCGTTGTCATCATCGTCCCTGTGCCTGTGTCCTTCCGTTACAACTTCCATGATCTGGTCTCTGGTTTGCAGCCTTACCTCATAATCCTGGAATACCACCACCCAGAAGCGGGCTTCCCCACCCTGGTTCGTCCTGGCTTTTCCCGCCTTGAAGTTTTCCACCGTCTTGCGGAAACCCATGGACAGGAGTTCCTGTAACCTTGACTTGAACAGCACGCGATCCGACATGTCCTCAAACCGAACGTACCAGGAGGGTTTTTCCGTCAGCCCCGTCTTGGGGTTGATGGTGCCGTCCTCCACCTGGTGCATATCTATGATCTTCAGTGTTGCCATCAGTTTACCGTGTCCTTGTTGTTCCAGTTGTGCGCCGCCTCGCGGTATTTCTCCTGGAGTTCCTCTTCGTTAAACCCGGAAAGGACTTTCCCCTTCCTTCGCTCCTGATAACCCTTCGCAAAGTCATCAATGATCTCCATAAGCATGAGCGTCGGAAACTGCACCCCGTGCACCTTGGTTGCGCTCAGCTTTCCAAGCGTCTCCTGGAAATTGTCGCCTTCCTCCTCGCACTTGCGGAGAGTTTCCCTAATCTCTTTTGTTGCCCTTAACAATTCTTGCATTTTTTATCCTTATTCCCTTCTCGTCCGCCGCCTTCTTGATTATGTGCATCATTTCCTGTCCCGGCCCGCGATGCATGTTCGTCCCCATCCGCACCAACGCGTCATAGTAGGGAATCCTTATCGCAACGGACTTGTATTTCGTGGTGTCAACCATGTGCTTTCATTCTCCGATCTTCCCGTGTCTTGATGAAATGGCAAGGATTTGCGCACAGCAGTTGAAACTCGGCTCTCTTGTCATGAAAATTGGAAAAAACACCGTAGTTGCCTGCCAAGAGGGTAAGTTTACCGTGGCGCATTTTAAACTCCTCGTATATTTCATTGAAAGTTGGATCAATGTGGTCGAGATGGAGTGGATTATCATAATTTCCTTCCGCGCCACAATAATTGCAGACGTAGTTATTGTCCTTCAATTTGAATTTAACATAGGATGAATTAATTTTTTGTCGCAATTTTGCCTTGCAAACGGCGTCCTGATCAGCGAAACACGTAAAAACGTGCTTCCTGTTGATTGGCAAAAATTGATTTGAATTAAAGGGAGCGTATGACAGGGGATAATTACTTCCTGTTTGACTAAAATTTCGTATTCCCCATTTTCTGGGTTTCCTGTGCAAACGATAAAATTTCAAATAATCATCGTCGTCCACCAAGTAATGATCGTATATGTAGTTAAACCAGGATTGTTGTTCGTCATCAAAAACAAAAAGCTCCCCTTTTTTTCCTGTCTTGTTCGGATTTTCCCACTCTATGCCTGCAATTAATTTTTTATATAATCTGTTGCACGAAGTGTAAGTTGAATGCCATTCGCCAAACCAAAATTTCCTTTTCATTACGCGTTGATCCCCTTCACCGGTCCGTCCAGCTTGAAGTGCACGTTGAACGCCATTGATCGTCTTTCACCATCGGACCTAAACGGGTAGACCTGGTGTGCCAGCCAGGACGGAAACAGATAGAAATCCCCAACCACTGGCTTCACGATGTAACTGTGCCTTGCGAAGTGGTTCGGAAGCGATCCGAGGAATTCCAGGCATCCGGCCGTTGGATGGTGGTCCTCCTTCTCATATTCCTCCTTGAACTTCGGTGGTATTTTCAGGAACGCCACCCCGGAGAGGTTGGCGTCATGTATGTGTATGGGATTGAAGTCCCCCGCAACCTGACTGACCACCCACACGCTGAATGATACCTGTGCCTTGTCGTTCAGCCCTTCCGGGAGAACGCGCTTGATGTACTCATGTGACATGGCAACAAGAAACTCGGGAAAACCCTTGATCTCGTTGTGGTTGATCGCGACCTCCTTCCTGACATTCCCCGCCAGGTTGTGACTCCAGTCACGCTCCCTGCTCAGCTTTTCGTCGTGAAGAATTTCGTCCGCCTGCGCGTTGAGAAGGTTGACATAGCCCTGCGGCATGCTGACCTTCAGGATGCTCGGTCCGAACGGCTGGTAGATGTCATACTGCAGCTCCTTCTCAGTCACCGTTCGTTCCTTCCCAGTCGAAGTCATATTCCGCGTCCTCAAACTCCTCCTCGTCAATGATCTCCTCGATTTTCTCGACGATCGCTTCCTCCTTCGCGTGAAGCGCCTCGAGCTTGGTGAGCTCCTTCCTTATTTTTTCAAGGGGCGTCAGTTTCTTTCTTGTCTTTGCTTTTTTCTTCGTCTTCTTTTTTGCCATTTTTATCTCCCGTGGTTAATCCAACTTCTGTATGCTCTCGATCCACTCCCTGATGAGCGGCTTTCCCAGCTGCAATGGACCCTGTAAATACTGTCCTGATCCGTCACTGCCGACAAACTTCAGTGTTCTTATCATTGCGTCTTCCTCGTTCTTGGCGCGTATCGTATAAGCGAACGTATATTCCCTTTTTGTAACAATGCGGTAGGTGTTCTTCTCCTCGCCCTTTTCAACATGGAACGTATCCATCCCGCCAACGCGTTTTTCAATCTTGCCTTCCTGCGGCCTTTCGAACTTGACCCTGGGCTGCTTGTGTTTCCTTGCGTCCTCAAGTGCCTGCTTGGCCCGTTTCTCACGAATCTTGTTTCGCTCGGACTGTATGTGTTTTTCCTTCTGCTCATTCATCTTTCACGACAGAACGCCTATGATCCACAGTGTTCCGAAACATATGTAAAAAATTGTTACCGGTTCCATGTTACCTCTTCACCGCCGCAATTTCGTCCCGGAAGTCGCCCCAGCGGTACTGTTCCATGATGGCGTCCTCAATCCCGTATTCGTAGCGGCGGGTGAGGATCGTGTAAACCCTCTCCCACCTCTTGCGATCGAGCAACTCCTGCTTTGTCCTGGGATTGCGCAACGCTTTCTGTCCAAGACGCTTCTTTTCCTTTAGTAACCTGTTGTATAAACTCATAATACCGCACACTTGGAAAGGGACCACATGATTATTGTTATGAGACCCACCCAAAAAATTAACTGTCCCAGCATCCATCCAATCACAGGATCACCGTCAGTATGAATATCAGCAGTGATATTTTTATTGGCACGACCAAAAACCAGAACACCGTCCACGTCATGTTCGCACCGCAATGTATTCGTAGTCAAAGTTGTCATGCTTTTTCTGCACCATCGTGATGAGGCTTCGGTCACACGCCCTTCGAACGTGCCTCGCCAGTTTTTCCACCCTCTTTAAGTCCAGTGTGGGGGAGAGCTTCTGCTCGTTGGGCGCGAAGATGAATCCCCTGTAATAGGAAATCTTCTGCCCCCTGCGTGACTTTCCCAGCCACTCGTCAAACTTCTTCAGGCTTATCACAATGTTGTCCAACTCTCCTTGTGTCAGGAAACTTTTAGGCTTCTTGCTAAAAATTCCCCCCTTTGTATATGTTCTCGTCATCTCAATTCTTTCATCTTTGCGGGTAGGCCAACCTTGTGGGACATTGACCTACCCTAGGTAACTATAATATGTCTAACTATTATAATAGCCCATATTATACAGTATATCATGGGATAAATCAAGTAAATAATCATGGCGGAAAACAGCCAAAAACACGTGTCAAGCAAAAAAACATTTTGTTGTTGCATAAATACAACAGTAATTGTATAACTAAATCCTCAACTTCATTTCATCTCGGTGGACTCTCCCTGCACATTCGTTGCGGGGGAGTCCCTTTTTTAAGGACTAAACTGGTGGCGGCAGGAATCAGAAATATCTGGTATAAATTCAAAAAATGGTTAAGATACCACCCCGAGAAACACTATTTCAAAGGAAAATAATGGTCAAGATATTTTTTTTGCTGATGATAATGTCATCACCAAACCAGACCACCGTCAAGTACAACGCGTCCATTTACCCATCGGAAGTGCTGTGCATAAAGGCGAAGGAGGGTTATATGGAGGCATATGAGCAAAGTATAGACAAGGACAGCATGAAAACGGAAGCTTTCTGCATACCTTTTGAATCCTTCCCCATTCTGGGGATGACTGACACCACAACAGGTGCATGAAAATTATCATTTTACTGACGGCCCTATTTATGATAGGATGCGTCAATACGGATCGTCTCAATGTCAGGCCGTCAAAGACAAGCGTAACATATGGATCAACAATAACAACAAATGACACAGCCAAAGACGCGAAAAATGACAGTACGACAACTTCAGACTCAGACAAGAGATCCTGGACAATTAAACAAGAATTTTTATGGGAGTAGACAATGAACGGACTTAAAATATCATTCGCCGTCGTGGCCTTTGTCCTCGTTCAGGGGATAGGCGTCATATGGTACATTTCGAAATTGGATTCGCGGGTGGACCAGATGTACAAAAGCTTCGAGGAGGCGAACAGAAAGGACGTGATCGAGAATCAGGTCAAAATGAAACTGGATTTGGAGAATATTATAACCGAAGTTAAGGAATTAAAACAGGTTGTAAAGAAGCTTAAAAACAAGGACGCTGACATACAGAAGACCAACAAAAAAATAATTCGCCAGCATGACCGCCTGTTCGAGCTAATCGAAGGGTCCAATAACTCAAATTCCAGTTCAAATTATTCTTACGGGGACTAAATGGCTAACGATCGACTAGATGTATCGGACCGAACAGCGATCAGCATGCCCATGCGCAACCTTTTGGCCATACTTTCGGCCACAGCGGTTGGCGTCTGGGCCTTCTTCGGGATCCAGGAGCGCCTGAATACGCTGGAAACTCGTGTAACGCTGTCCGAGTCAGACCTCACTAAAAACACGGAATTTAGAATTGGCTGGCCCAGGGGCGAAATGGGCGCATTGCCCGCGGACGCTCAGCAGGATTTATTAATTGAGTTCCTGTCCGGACAATTAGAGGCTATGATGGAAGACATGGAGTCGATGATGTCAAATACCGTGAATATAAAGAGGGCACAGCACGACATAGAACGCTTGCTTGATGACGTGGAAAAGCTCAAGGACAAGCTGAGGGAGAATGGAAATGGAAGTAATTAGCGTCATAGTCATGTTCATATTCGGGAACATGAACGATCAGGAGCACAGGATGACACAGTATGTCCCCATGGAATCACTGTCCACGTGCATGAAGGAAGTTAGAATTCTAAAGAAAAAGGAAACGGACTATACAAAGAACGCATTCTGCGGACCCGCGTTGGTGGAATTGAGTGGTGACGGGGAAATACTGACATTGCATACTGAGATCCCAGAGGGAGCGAAGATGGTGCGGAAGAAAATAAGCAAGGAAGCATTTGAAAGATGGACTCTTAGGTCCAAGGAGAAATGGAATAGCAACAAATGATAAGAGAATATTTACCGCTTATAATGACGGTACTGGCACTTGTGGCGGTGGCATGGTTGTTAAACCAATGATAACGCTTCTCGCCGCCCGTATCCCTGAATTTTTTTCAGCATCGAATAAACCCCGTTCCTCCGACCAGGAGTCAAGAGGGTATCCAGTTTTAAATCGTCTAAAGCTTTGGTGTCGAAGGATATTATATCGTTTCCTGTAGATCCACTAAAGACATCCGCCAGCAACGAAACCATGCCCTTTGAAATCAAGGCGGCTGAATCAGAGCTGAAATACAGCTTGCCGTCCGTGTGATACCCCGGAACCAACCACGTTTGTGACTGGCAGCCTGGGACCTCGAACTCCGGTAATCTGAGTTCGTCCACCAATCCCTCATTCTTCTTTCCAAACTCCATGAGCCACAGGTACTTGTCCTGCATCTCAGGAATCTCATTTAGTATGTCAACATACCTCTTCAGCTTTTCCTGGATCAAGTGACACGTCCCGTCCTCTTGCATTCATAGCAGAAACGGTCAAACCGACTTGACCTGGTAAAGGTCTTCGAGCATACGTAGCATTGCATTTCACCCAGGGAGGGATCACGTTTGAACCTGTGCCTGATCTTTGACACCGTGTATTTTGAATCTGTGGGGGGAACGTATCCGTTCCTAACCTTGTCACGGTACAGAGCGCCGAGGACGGCGTTCTTTGTGGTGTTAAAAATTTTCCCCACCGTGCTGGCGGTGAAATTGTGCGCCATCAGGTACTTGGCGTCATCCAGCTGTGAGTCAGTCCATTTCCTTTGCGGTCCCGGTCTAGCCATGCTTGTATCTCCTTTCATTTCTCTTGTTCCATCTTTTATTCCATGCCCAGCAACTGAGCGAGCCGCCATAATGCTCGCACACGGCATAGAAGTGATCCTTGACCCAAAACACTAAATTACCCGGGTAGAATCGTACCACCCAACCCCTTAAAGCCCGATATAGGCGCGATATGAGCTTTTTTATTTGGCTGAATACCGTCGTTTCCTCTCCTGGGTCCCAAACCTCCATTATTTGTCTTTTTTGGGTTTTTCAGGGTTATTTAGGAAGTCATCACACAGTTGAACCGCTCCGGCTATGCCATTCAGCTGTGCCTGCATGTTCACGATCGCTGTTCTGCCCTCGTCCAGTTTATCCTTGAGGGTGTTGTATTGCTTCACAAGCATTTCCTTTTTCTTTTTTATGTCTTCTGGTGTCATTATTTTCTCCTCACCTTTAGTCCCAAACGAACGCGCCTTCGGTTCTTTCTCTTATTAGATCCAACCTTTCGCCTTCCCTTGTGTTTCTTTCTCTTCAAGTCAGCCTTGCTCATCAAGGCCCTACGTATTTCTCTTTGTGCTTTTCAGAAATTTCCAAAGAGCAATTCGGACCGCACAGAAAGTTAATTTTATGTTCAAGAGAAGGATACCACGATTTAGAGAGCGTATATTTCCATTCATTCCCGTCAAACCATTCATCACAGTTGAAACACTTGAATTCAGGCGCCGTACCGCCTTTGGGTCCCGGTCGCACGCTCTTCGGATCATAGTCCTCGCCTTTCTTATACCCCACAAAGGCCTTCGCATTCATCGGCGAATTCCGGATCAAATGTCTCTCCGAAAAGGTCCTTCTGTTTTGGCTTCTCCTGGAAGTCTATTGTTCTCAATGGAACAGCTGACTTGTGCAGAAACAGTTCCGCCGTGGTGTTCTTCAGTCCATGCCTTATCTTGTCATCAACCTCGCACGCGTCCTCAAAGTCCACTGGATAGTTCTTCTGCATGTTCTTCCACTGGTCATTGTGATGGTATGGGC